AGGCTACTGGCCCAAGGGATGGGATATTCACCACCGCAGGCCGACGCTTCAGTCTTTTAGTATTCTCTTCTTTCGCATTGATAAAAAACACAGACCATGAACTATGCAAAGAAAATATTAGAAAAAGAGCTAACAAAGCTAACAAACGAACACGCCGCCCTTCTGTCTCTTCAAGAAACCATGAAGCTGAACGGAATGCCTGTAAAGATGGAAAAAATTAACGAAGTTAAACAGAAAATAAAGGAGATCAGGGAATGGATAAACTTAAAATCTTGAGCAAGTTCAACAACTCGGAGTACCTTGAGGAGGCTATGGGGGTTGATGTGTCTGATGAAGAATATTGTGACGTGATGACAGAGGCTTTAGACCAGGACCAGATAGACAAGGGAATAAAGGTTATCATTGCTGAAGCTAAAAGTATAAACGAAATGCTTTTTTACGCTCTTCATTATGGAGCGTCGTTAAACGAATCAAAAGACATATAATGGCAAAAAAAAAGATTTATGCAGCTATCTTTGATGATGGCAGGAGGGTTCGCTTTTTCAAAAGCTTAGTGTTTATGTGCGAACAACTTCATTTGGATTATGACATCGTGTGGGCCTATCTCAACGAAAGAGGTTGGTGGGTTGGCCTTGACTTTACCGTTTTTGCAGGAGACATCGAAACACCACAAAACAATTATGGAAAACTATAAAATCATTAAGCTCGTAGACATCTCTCTTGCCTCGGCTAAGAGATATGAAGCCTTTGTCCTTTACGACGGGGAAAATCAAATGGGGATTCTTGAAGAGGCAGCCGAGCTCGTAAGGGGGATGAACTACCACAGAAACAGCATCACACGGTCGGCATGGGAGGGAACTAAGGCATCCGTCGTGTGGGTGCACCTTTGTAAAACATTAGACCAATACAGACATGGCGAAGTTGAAGCAACAATCAAAAAAACTGAAGACAAATCGGTATTTACACGCCCTAAACAAGGGAAACAAGATTGACTTTTATACTATGCTCTTTGATGGGTTTGAGTGGTGGGCGTGCATCAAAGGAGAGGGGGACTTGATCTTCCAGGGTGAGAGGTATAAGAAGGTAGCGGATGTTCCCTACTTTCATGGCCACCAGGGTCAGGTTCTTATGGGCTGTGTGAATTACAAGGCGTTCAATCTTGGCAGGTATAACTATGAGTTTATACAGATTATAGATGTTATGATGCTTGGCTATTATGTGGCCCGAAGGGATGTAGAGATACCCATGCTCACAGAAGAAGCATTCAAAGACCCTTTTAGGGAGAAGGTGTGGGATCACTTATAAGTGTTAAATATTGTTAAATATAAAGTTAATTTCATTAACATATTGACAACGCCTTATAAATTTCTTATCTTTGGGGCATGTCTGTGAAATATAACCCTGCTTTTTTAGACTTCTTTAACTCTAAAAAGTTCTATAAGGTGCTTTATGGTAGCGCTGGAAGCGGTAAAAGCTACGCTATAGCGCAAAAGATAGTCTACAGATTGTTGACAGAGCAGGGTCATAGTGCATGGTGTTTCAGGAAGGTTTCTACCTTTGTGGAGCATTCGGTTTATCAGACGCTCATTGACGTGTTGGAGAGTTTTGGGGCTTACGACTCGTGTTCTTTCAACAGGACGCAAAAGATTATCAGGTTTCCCAACGGTAACATAATATACTGTTCGGGGCTTGATGAGCAAGAAAAAATAAAGTCTATTGCCAACATGACGATAGCATGGGTAGAAGAGGCTACGGAATTTCACGAGCAGGATGTTAGCCAGATAGACCTTCGTATGCGGGGGGAGACGTCTGTTTATAGGGAGATGATACTATCATTTAACCCTATCTCTGAGCTTCACTGGATCAAGAAAAAGTATTTTGACGACCCGACAGAAGGGATTAAAGAAAACTTATATTTTATACATACAACATACAAAGACAACTATTTTCTTGATAAGGAATACATAGAGCGACTGCTTACCGTACACAACCATGACCCAAACAATTACAGGGTGTACGTTTTGGGAGAGTGGGGACGCGTTACTACAGGACAGGAGTATTATAAGTGGTTTGATAAGGAAAAACATGTCAAGGATGTTAAATACGTCCCCTACCTCCCCGTGCACATCTCTTTTGACTTTAACGTGCTTCCTTATATGTCGCTAACGGTATGGCAGATAGAAAAAAAATGGGAGAAAGGTCGAGAGCGGTGGGAGGCACGAGGCATAGAAGAGATTCTTGGCAAACACCCCAACAACTCCACAGAGGATGTTTGTCACATGTTCTTGGATAAATATGCCAACAAGTGTGACAGGGGGCTTTTAATATATGGCGATGCCACAGGAAGGGCAAGAAAGACGTCCTCTAAGAAGACCGACTATATGATTATAGAGCATATCTTAAATAGGCTTATAGTGGATATAAGGGTGCCAAGGTCAAACCCAATACCTTATGAGACACACACATTTATGAACAGGATGATGTATGGGGGATTCCCTATTGATTTTGTAATCAGCGAAAACATGAAGCACACCATAGAGGACATAACCCATGTTCTTGAGGACGGAGACAGGAAAAAGGTTAAAAAATTAAGCAAAGACCCCGTGTCAAAACAGGTTATTGAGCTTCACGGGCACTTATCAGACGCAATGGATTATTTTTATATGCAAGCATTTCAACAATACAGGGCATGACACAAGAAGAAAGTATAGCACTGCTCAAGGAAGTGGTGCAAGGCCAAAGAAGGCACAAGCATTACTACCACACCGTTAAGAGGGCTGACGAGTACAAAGCCTTTATCACAGGCAAAGGAATGGATAAATACGTCAAGAAGGTCAGTAGGAGAGAAACTGATGAAGCTTGGAAGCAGCGCCTTGACATAACCATTCACATATCAGAGACAATCTGCTCGGAGCTTATAGACCCCGAATACAAACTCCCTCGGTCCAACTCTATCGAGAGGACGTTTCTATACACTGATAATAACAGAGACAAGCATGACGAGCTCACGTCTATCATGCGTAAGTTTTGGGATAACAAATATTCAGTGGATAGGTATATGGGGCGCCCGTGGATTGAGCTCAATAATATAGACCCCAACGCTTTTGTTGTCATAGACTGGAAGACCAATGACGACGGAAGCCGCATCAGACCTTATCCTGTAGAGTATATGTCTTCACAGGTTATTGATTACCGTGAGGTGAACGGGGTACTGAAATGGATTGTCCTTCACAGACCCGAAGAGGGAGAAGACCCTGAGATGTATCTTTTGTACACACCATCTCAGACAATAATCTTCCGAAGGGAATATTACGAAGAGTGGTCATACGCCTCAGACATAGAGTTTTTTCAGGAGTTTCCCGTAAAGGACTTTCAGGCCGGCAAGGTGGCTGCTATAAAAATGAATACCGAGTATTATGATATGTATGTTCCCAAGCCTCATAACCTTGGCTACATTCCTGGGTTCTTTGTGGGCTTTGCCACAGACCTCGAAACAAGAAGAACATACGTAAGCGCCATCCACAAGGCTATCCCTATCCTTAAAAAAATCACTAAGGCCAATTCTGAGCAGGACATCTCTATGGCCTTTCATGCGTTCCCGCAAAAGATTCAGTATGTTAAACCTTGTCCTGAGTGCGGGGGTAATGTTAGGGGGCCAGATGGGAATATATGCACCAAATGTCAGGGAAGTGGCATAGATCACGATGAAGTGCACCAATCAGGGCAAGATGTTCTTCTTGTTCCACGTCCCAAAGACAAGGAGGACATGATTGAACTTGACAAGATGATTCATTACGTAGGCAACGATGTCAAGCTTCTAAAGTTTCTTGATGACGTTATTGAGAAGTGGACGAAAAAGTGCAAGCAGGCTGTTTATAACTCAGAGGTCTTTAGTCGGCCTGCTGTTTCCGAGACTGCATATTCTAAGAACGTAGACCTTCAGAACGTCTATGATGCCCTTTGGCCTATGGCAGAGGCATATTCCACGACCTACAACTTTATCGTGGACACCATTGCCGACATCACCGACTTAAAAGAGAACCTTGTTCATAATCTTTCATTTAGGAAGGATTTTAAAATGAAATCCCCAAGCGATCTTTATCAAGACCTGGCTGTTGTGGGGCAAGCAAGCGCAAGTGAGTTTGTTAAAAGGGATATTGAGAACGACATAGCACAGATTATGTACGAGGACGATCCAAGGGAGCTTAGGAAGTATTACACACAAAACCATTTCTTTCCTTTTAACGGTAAAACCAAAGAAGAAATAAGGCTTATTGTAGCTTCCTCTCTTATACCAAAAAAAATCAAGGTTCTTTGGGCTAATTTCTCGTATCTCTTTGATGAGATAGAACTTGATCAGAGGGATAAAAATATAGACTTTTATATGCTTTCAAGGGATAAGCAAAAAGAAATCCTTGATGCAAAGGTGGAGGCCCTTGCTGACAAACTTGAAGATGACGAACCAATAATGATACCCGATGATACTGAACCTGTACAAAGAGGTGAAGAGGGAGAGCGAGAAGCTGAGGGGGAAGCTCCTCCAAGCGCTTGAAGACTTCATTTCAGAGCTCGACACCAAAGGGGGGATGGTCCACGCTAATGAAGACGATGTGGTGGCCCTTCAGACCATGTTTGATGATTTCTATAAAAAGCACACAAGGCCCTTTATAGCCCTCCTTGCTTACAAGATAACAAAAGCATTAAGGGCGGCTGTTGATGAGTTTGATGCCGATGTGGCAGACGTCAGGACGATAGAGAAACGCCTTGGTATAGAAGATGGGAAAGTGAAGAGCCAAATAGACGGCAAGTCTACCGTGCTGTATAGCATGGCTATGATGGGGGCGATAAGAACAGACCTGTCTAATATGTTTGTCAGCTCTCTGGGTGGTGGTGTAGCTCAAAAAGACATGAAGAAACACATGGCGATGAGGGCGTCAAGAAGGTATCACGACTTTTTTGATACTTATGTTCTCTCGTCTCTTATGCAGTCTTATAGCGCCGCAAGGATAAAGTTTGCAAAGCAGCAGGGGTATAACAAGTTTTTGTATGTTGGCGGCCTTGTAGACGAAAGCAGGGATTTTTGTATTGAACGCGCAGGCCATGAGTTTACTATCGAAGAAGGAGAATCCTGGAATGATATGTGGTGGAAGGGAAAGATAGAAGGTGTAGACTTTTTTGTTCAGATTGGCGGGTACAACTGTGGTCACTATTTAGAATTTATCAAAGATGAGGAGAGACAGGACAGCTAAGCGTAAGGGATTCTTGGTATTTATGGACCCTTATGGGCGTCATGTGAAAATAAGGGAAGAAAACAAAAAATTCATCCCTAAAGACTGGAAAAAGAAAACCGACGGAAAGTTCTTTAAGGATGGTGTTCTTACAGAAAAGGCACAGGGGCTTGTAGAGATAACGTCTCGCAAGCACGCTAAGTGGTTTACAAGCCCCTATAATATAAATATTGGTTTAATGTTTGGAAGCTTAGGTGATGGCAAGAGAAAAAAGAATCTTTTTTAATGTCCCGGCACTATATAAACGCCAGGCCCTTGATCATTTAATGTTTGGCTATGTTCATGGAGTAAAAAGGGCTGTGCCAAGCGCTACCATCAAAGACTGTATTTTGATGTTTATGGAGGATAATGAACTGCCAGAGGATAGTTATTCATTAGAAACAGCTATGAGGACATTTCAGAGAATGGCAGTAGAATATAGATGTACATGATGTCCTATGAAAGGTTTTGTATAAATTCTTAATTTTGATAACATGATTAGTATCAAGAATGTCAATACGGGTAGGGTGGTACACGCTTCCCGCCGTATGCTCTCATCTTTGGGGCCTAATTGGGTAGAAGTATCAAGCTCTAAGCGGCTTGCCCCCAAAAAAGAACCCAAAATTGAATATAAAAAAGAGACCCCCGTAGCACAGGCAGAGGGTGAGCTACCTTCAGAAAAAGAAATGCGCCAATATCTGAAAGAGAAGGGGCACAAAGGCGCACACCTTTACAAACTCGAAAACGTAATCAAAAATTATGAAAATCAAAAACAAGAAGACCAAGAAGGAGATTAACGTCTCCCAGGGGCGGTGGGAATACATTAAGGCTCGCTCAAAGGATTGGGTAGTGGCTGACGATGTAAAGAAACCTGAAATTAAAGAGGTGCCTGTCCCTAAAAGCAACAAACTCGAACTTGAGGATTTCAGTAAAACTATAAAAGGAGAAGAATGAAACAACTAAAAGACTTTGCGGTCAAAGTTATAGGCATGACCGATGAAGAGGCGGCAGCACTCTATGACGCTGATGAAAATATCAAAGAAGGTGCTTTTGACTTACTTGCGTCAAAAGACAAAGAGAGGTTAAAGCACATCAAAGAGTCACACAAGGAAGAGCTCACAAACAAGTTCAATGAAGGCCATGCTAAGGCCAAAAAAGAAGAGAGGGGAAGGTTTGAGGCTGAGATTAAAGAATACTTTGGTCTTGACACAAACTCACAAGGGTTGGATTTGATTAAGGACGCTACTGCTCTGGCACAAAAGGATGACATTAAAACACATCCTGACTACATTGCTCTTGAGAAGAAGCTTCAGTCAGACTATATCCCCAAAGACGACTACGAGGTTATCAGGGGGGAGTATGACGAGTTCAAGCAAAAGGTTCAAAGGGACTCTATTCTTAGCAAGGTGAGGTCAGACGCAGATAGTATTTTTCAGTCTCTTCACCCACAGCTTCCCAAAGACCCCAAAAGGGCAAAGAACCAAAAAGACTTGTTTTTTAAGCAGCTTGAGCAATTTGATTATCAGGTAGCCGAAGATGGCAACCACATCATCCTCAAAGACGGGAAACGTCTTGAGAACGACAACATGAACCCCGTACTGTTCGGTGACTTCGTAAAACAGAAAACACTTGAGTTTTTTGACGTAGACGAGCAATCTACTAAGGGAAACTCAGGGGTGGACCCCGCAGGGAGAACGTCGTCTGCTTCATACAAGGACAAGGGCGAGTTTTATAATGCCTATGCCAAAGAGACAGACAGGGAAAAGCGTGTCGCCATGTGGGAGGCCGCCAAAAAGCAAGGGCTCGTTTAAGGGCATGGAGGCTTGCCGAAGCCATAAATCGGATGTAAGTATTAATCTTTAAACTTACATTTTATGAGTTATTCAGAAGGCCAATTTAATGAAACCATCCTGCTCGAACAAAGAGCTCGTGCAGACCAAATGATGATGGACCCACTGATTAGGCAACAGTGGCAACCCAAGACCAACTTCTACAACTACATCCGCAGCCTGCAAAATGCAAAGCTCAACGAGGCTTTCAACGCCCGTGGCCGCAAGGACTTCGATGTAGAGATTATGTGGATGAACACCTGTGACGACTTTGAGATTGCAGATGAGAGCTGTGCCCTTGGTGGCAAAGAGGCATCCACCAACACTCAGATTTATACTCTGAGGCGCAGGAAGACTTACGGTTTTAACGTCGCCGATGACGTATTCCGTGACAACGCCTTTGACGCTGAAGAGGCGCTTGCCAAGCTTCTGCTTCGTGTAGACAAGCAAGCTTCTGAGGACTTCACCAAGTATCTTGTTGATTTTGTCAACATCAACGCAGGGAGGAATGCTGTTGATGCTCCTTATGCACCCGAAGCAGACCGCACGGACATTCCCGCAGACCAGTGGACGGCTGAGCTTATGGCTTATTTTGCCCGTGTAATGGAGATGAACCGCTTCAACAACGCCGCTATGGTGTCGGGTGCTAACCTTTGGGAGACCATGATGGTAGCTGCCGCAAACAACGCCAACGTCAACGACAAGGGAGACTACATCCTTTGGAACAGCATGCCTATTTGGTTTGACCTGTTCAATGTGGACACAGTGAACAACGACAATCAACACATAGTAGATGGACTGTTCACCTACCTGATTACTCAGGGCGCTATTGCTGTGGCTAACAAGACGTGGAACCCGCCTGCGCCACAGAGGACATTTGACGATGTTCGTTATACTATGCCATCACAGTTCATGCCTGGCATGACCTATGACGTATATTACACGAACAAGTGTCAGGAAGATTCTGCTGCTGACTTCGATGCAGACACCGACGCCGACTCAACTGGCTATCGCGGTGAGCTTGCAGATAACAGGGGGTGGCGTGATGGAAACTTCCGCAGTGATGCACTTATGCACAAGTATAAGATTGTACTCACGGCAGAAGCGTTTGTCAATCCTTACGGTTGTGATGAAGACAACCTTGGACACTCTGACAGCGACAAATCAGGCATCCTGCGATTCCGCAATGTTTAACCTTTCAGGGGGGAGGTTTTCTCCCCCCTTAATTTTTAACCTATGAGCGTAGTAAGTTGCTTTGGAAACGTTATCGGCTTGAAGCGTGAAGACGCTACAGACATAAGCCAGCCAGGCAGTGATTCAGATAGTGGTTTTTATCTGACAGACCTTGAAGCCATCGGCACATTAGAAGGACTAAAAGACCCTGAAAGCCTGGAGTCCCCCTTCGACCAGATTGAATCTATCTTTGAAGAGTCGAGAGAGGCGGCTGTTTTGAAGTTGAACACCGACCTTACTACGCTGATGATGAAGCATTCTTTTATTCAGCGACCTTTTAGGGGCAGGGTAGGGTCTGTTCGGACATTGAGGTCCGTAAAGGGAGGCGGAGAGCTTGTTATTTTGTGTCGGCCTATGCGTGATGCCACGCTAAAGATACAAAAGGTGGGGCTTATTCTTCCCGAAGTTAAAAACGACGTGGAGTTTTACATTAGGTCCGACTGCGGAACCTATAACGAGACATATACGATACCTCAGACCATAGCAAAAAAGGTTGCATCTATAGATGTAAACCTTGAGCTTCCGCTAAAGACGGACCTTCAGGACTACATGGTTTACAGGATAGGCCATAACGAAGACCACATGCACGCAAAGCTTGTCTGTGCGGGGTGTAAAAGGTTCAGTTTTGACATTAACAACCCAAGGTTTTACCGTTACGGGCTTAACTCGTACGTCAACGTGGCAGGCTATAATGGTGGGTATATAAACTCGGCTATGGGTGTTGTTGCGAGCCTGTATATTAAATGCAAAGCTGATAACGTAATCTGTAACGAAGAGATGGACTACACAGACCCTGTTGCCAACGCTATAGCTCAGGCTATATGGTGGAAGACAGGAAGTATTATTGTATGGAAGTGTCTGCGTAGCCCTGGTCTTAATCGTGTTCTTATGCAAAACTTTGAAGACCTGCGCGAGGCGGCAAAGTATTACGACCGTCAGTACAACGACCTGATTCGGTACATTAGCAAAAACCACGACTTTCAGCACGATTGTCTTTGCTCTAAAGTTACGTCATGGAGTGGACACATAAAATAACACAAGAGGTAAAGGACAAGGCACGGCAGATGCTTGATGAGGCTAAGAAGGAGGTCGTAAAGGCTATCCAAAGCAAATACTCTTCAGGTTATTCGGGTGATGCCGCACTCAGCCCTTACAGCGAAAGCCATAAGCGAAGAAGGTCACGTGCGGGAAAAAGCACAAACCCTAAGACCCTAAAGTGGTCAGGAACGCTTTTGAAGTCCATTGACACGATCAGCAGAAGAGAAACTGACACCTTTATTGAGATTACTCTTGGATTTACGGGAGGAGCCTACAGGAGAAAAGACCAGAGCCCTATGCAAAACAAAGAGCTTGGGGAATATTTATCAGAACAGCAAGACATACCAAACCTTTTGAAGCTCTCTTCGCAAGACAAGGCTCGAATAGAAAACCAATATTCAGTACAGATACATGATTAGGTCGGTAGTAGATAGTATAGCAGAGAAGATGGATTATTCTTACAAGGATGTCTGTCTTGGGCTTGTTTATCCTATTTGGGTAAAGAGTCAGTTTTTACCCTGCGAGCACGGTGATGTGTATAACGCAAGAGCCGTCCCCAACGCTAAGAAGACGTCTATTGTTTATTGGGAAGACCATGGGTCTGTAGTTCAGGATTCATGTAAGCGTTACAGGAGGGTGACACACATCCTGCGGCTTATTATATGGATTAACAAGAAGTATGTAGACATAGACTTTGACGACTACGTTAAAGAGGTTTTATGGAGTGTACCCCGCAAGGTTGGCAGCGCCACTGTCAGAATAAAAGACGAATTACCTAAGACCGTGGCCATCTTCGACAGGTACACCTACAATGACGGAAAACATTATGTAACACACCCTTATGATGTGGCTGCCTTTGAGGTACGTGTCACACATACAGACGGAGGGTGTTAAAACAACAATATTGTGGTATTTGGGCTTTTTTTCTCTGCTATTGGATATGTTTTTACTAATGTCCTTTTAGAAGACATATTTTCTTTTTATGCCCGATGGTTGCACACCCTGCCTTGGTGGCTCGGCAAGCCTTTGGGGCTTTGTTCTGTTTGTTTTACTGGGCAGCTTACATTTTGGGGTATGTTGCCCTTTTTTCGTTTTGACTATCAAAGTGTCATCATGTACTTTGGAATTATCAGTATCAATATTATTTTAGTACAACTTTATGAAAAGAATAGACTTTGACAAGCCTTACATTGAGGCCAACGGCAAACGTTACCACATCAAAAAGGAGCTTACCATCGCTCGTTACAAGGAGATGGAGCAACTTGAGATAGAGTTTTACTATGGGTTCACCATGCGTGAGATGTTCGAGAAGTTAAAAGACGCTTACGAGGACCTAAACAAAAACAAGCTTGCCGATAGTGCTGTAAAGGTCTATCGTGTCATGGAAGGTGTTGCTGACAGGGTTGATAAGAGGGAGCCTGTTGTCTTGCGTATTTGCTCACTGTTTCTTTGCACAGAGGATGAAGGTGATGACTGGACGGAGGAGATTGCTTCTGCAAAGATTGAAGACTGGCAGAAGGAGGGCTATGCTATGGAGGATTTTTTTACCTTAGCCGCCAACTTAGTTCCCGGCTTTATAAAGCATTATCAAGAGATTTTAAGCGATACTTTGACACAGGGGGAACAGGAAAGCGGCGAACAGGTTCAATCAGAGAGCAAAAAGTAAAGGCTGACAAGCGGTGGACGGAGTTTTTCATGTTTGTCAGTGAGAACAGCAGCCTGTCGTACATTGAGGTACAGCGTCTTCCTGTCACGGAATTTTTCAAAATTTTAACTGTGATAGATGAGCGAAGTAAATCTAAGAATACAGGTAGACGGGGCGCTTCAGGACGTGGGCAAGGTCTACGAAAAGGTGGAGAAGCTTAGGCTTTCTGCTTCAGGTACGGGAAAAGAAATTGAGAAGGAGCTTCAGCTCGCTGCTAAGGGGATGGACTACCTTCGATACCGAACCCTCGGTGCAAACAAGGAAATTCGCGAGCTACAAAAAAAACAGCAGGAGCTGAAAGGCGCCCTGCAAAGAAACAACATCTCTACCACTAACCAGAGTAAGGCTTTAGAGCAGGCCGCACAAGCAACTGGTCGCAAGGCAAAAGCCATTCAAGGCCTCACCGAAAAATATTACAGACATCGGAACGCTCTTGGTATATTGCGTAACGCAAAAAGAGATTACGCTAACCAGGCCGACTCTCTCAGGCAGAGAATAATCCAATTAAACCGTGCGAAAAAAGACGGAACAGCCCAAACAAACAGGCTATCAGGGTCTATGGGCGGCCTTTCGCAAGCCGCAAGGCGTGTAGCGGGTGTGTTTGGCATGGGGCTTGGCCTCGTGGGCGTGGTTCGCCTTCTGAGGGGCGTTACTCGAACAATACAAACTTTTGAGCTTGCTCAGAAGCAGTTAGAAGCTGTTACAGGAGCTACTTCAAGACAGATGGAGGGTTTTGCAAGAGAGGCTATCCGTGTCGGTTCTGCTTCTATATTTGGCGCTGAGGGGGTCACAAAGCTTCAGGTTCAGCTTGCCAAGATGGGCTTTACTATTCCACAGATTAACGACATGGCCGAGAGTATTACCAACTTGGCTATGGCAACACAAGAAGAGCTTCCAAAGGCGGCAGAAACAGTTGCCTTTGTGATTCGCGCATATCAGATGGACAGTAGGGAAACTATTAATGTCACAGACACCATGGCACGAAGCTTCACCGCTTCTGCTCTTGACCTTGAGAAATTCAGGCAGTCCATGAAGTATATTGCCCCTATTGCTAATCAGGCAAACTTCACATTAGAGGAGACCACAGCAATCTTGGGTAAGCTTGCCGATGCGGGTATCTCAGGTTCGCTTGCGGGTACTTCCATGCGTAACATCATCTTTCAGCTTTCCGACTCTACATCGGAGCTTACACAAAGAACGGGTGTGGCCATTAAGGGGTTTGACGACTTTACTGAGGCTATATGGAAATTAAATGAGGCAGGTACTGACCTTGAGGACGTGTTTAACATCATGGACAGGCGTGCTGCGAGTGCCTTTACCCTTATGATTGAATCAGTAGGGTCTTTAGAGGAATTTAGGGACGTACTTCAAGACGCAGGTGGAGCAGCAGAGGAAATGTCTCGTGTCCAGCTTGAGTCGCTTACTTACCAAACCAAGCTTGCCCGCAGGGCGTGGGAGGGTTTTGTTCTTTCGCTCGACAAAGGGGAGGGGACTTTGTCAAGAACCCTTAAATCGGTACTTGGAACATTTACAGACACCCTACAGGGCTGGACTCGAAACCTTAATAAAATGTCAAGAGCCACAGAAAGAGATATTATGGGGCTTGAATCTCTTGTCGGTCTTATTAACAATACAAACTTATCCTTTGACCAACGGCTGAAATACTTGAGGAGGATTCAGTCAGAATACCCAGGTTACTTTAAACATATCCAAGAAGACATAGAAAATAACTCTGACCTGGCAAGCGCAATAAGTAGTGTAAACAGGCAATATGGTTATTGGCGCAAAAATATGGAGGGTAGGCTTGAGATAGAGTTAGCATCAGAAGCAACAGAAGAGCTAAAGAGGGAAATTGAAGACCTAAATAAAGAAATATCCGACGGCATAGAAATGATGTCTCGGATGGAAAGAAATCGAAGAACGTTATTAACTGTATTTGGAAAAGAAATTTTTGTACATCCCGGTCACGCATGGTGGGAGTCTCCTGTAACAGAAGAACAGGTAAAAAAAATGATTAACGAGCTCAATGAGTTAGAAGACGAGCTTGTTGAAATGGAGGAAAAGGAAAGAAAGATTACCGAGAATGTGTTATCTACATTACCCATTGATGAGTTTATTGGCCACTATAAACGCCACGGTCATCAGCCATGGGTAGATATGATTGAAGAAACCAAAGAGAAGTTTGACGATATATTTGATATTAATACAGGGAACATCCAAGATGTTGAAAACGCAGCAATCCCAATATTAGAAAACCTAAAAGAACAAATAAAGGCTCAAGAGGCTATTATTGCCATAGAGAGACGCAGGGCTCAAGCCACAGGCGGTCCTGCGGGGGGTCAACTTATTCCTACAGACAAGTGGAGAGAGGCTGAGTTGGCCTTACAGGGTTATTTAAAAGCAGAAGAGGGGCTGTATGAGTATATTCAACAAATAATTCAAGGGTTTGAAGACGAAGAAAAACAAAACGCTCAAAGGATAAATAACGAGAAAAAGCTTAGAGAGCTTCAGGCAGAGCGAATGTATGATGGGATAGAGCTCGAAAAGGAGCTTGCAAAAATACAAAAGTGGGCGGCTCATGAGCTTGCTGACCTTAAATCAAAAGAAGAAGCCGATAGGCTAAAGATCCTTGCAAACCTTGAAGACGCAATATCAAAACAAGAGCGCCTTTCTTCTTTACACCAAAGAAACGCAAGGGACAGACAAAGAGAATATCAGAACGCACAGGCACTGTTAGGTCTTGAGAGGGAAATAGCAGATGAAAAGATAAAGGCCGCCGAGTTTGATCTTACGAAGCACGACGTTGAGCAAAGATATGATTTGGAGCGCAAGGCTGCTGACGAGCACTTCAGCAGGCTAAAGAAGGATGTTACAGCTCAAGCCGAACACGACAAAGAGCAAGCCAAGCTTGCCTTTGAAGCTGCCACCGAGTTGATGGACGAAGAAACCGAAGAGTACAAGCGCCATTTGTATATCAGAAATGAAGCATACAAGCAGATAGAGGCAGAGAAAAATGCCGAGATGGAAAAGATTTCCAAGCAAGGGCGCAGCCGGCAAATAGAACTCAATTCGCAGGAGCTTCAGGAGGTTATCAACGTCGAACAGGCAAAGACAGAAGAAAGGATAAGGGGGTTTGAGCACCAACAGGAGTTGGACAGGATAGCCTTTGACTCGGAGAGGCGCACAGCTTCAGAGAGAAGGGACTTTCAGCGCAAGCAAGAAGAAGAGCGGGCTAAGATGCTTGCTGAAGAATATGAGGCACAGATGCTCCTTCTTGAAGTAGAGCGGCAGCGTGTCACTGACGGCAAGGCAGGAGACGCTACGGCAGAAACCATCAGGCAATTAGAAGAACGCATTGCAGAGCTTAGAAGGCTTATGGGCATTGCTCAGGCCGAGGTAGAGTCACCTTCGTTTGATCAGGGGGAGTGGGATGCGCTTCGTGATGCGGCTGTGGGTGCTATGAACGACATAGGTAACGCTCTCACTAAGCTTTCTTCCGACAAGGCAGACTACTACCGCAAGGAAAGGGAGATGTTAGACAGGCTTGTTGATGAATCTGACAGTGCCCTTGAGAGAGAGCTTCAGTTGAGGGAGCAGGGCTTTGCTTCCGACGTGGAGGCAGCCCGCAAGCACCACGAAGAGATGAAGCGTCTCAGAAGGCAGGCTCTTGAAGACGAAGAGAGGGCAGCAGAGCGTCAAAGAAGGACAGAGGCTATTGTTCAGTCTACCATGCTTGCCACGTCTGCCGTTCAGATAATCAAAGACGCCACAAGATACAGGGGTCTTATTGGTGTTGCTACGGCAGCAGGAGCCATTGCAAGCATGTTTGCTCTTTGGAGCAACGTGAAGCAACAGTCTTCGGCTGCGGCGATGTACAAGGAAGGGGGCTCGTTTGTCCTTGGTGGTGACAGGCATTCAGGTGGAGGTACGATGTTGGCCCCTGGTCACGAAGCTGAGAAGGGTGAAATGGTGGGTGTGTTTAAGCGCAGCGTCACCAAGAAGCACGGGCCACAGATTAAAAGCCTTGTTGATGCTGTCAATGCGGGGAACATGCCGCAAGGCGGAAGCGTCAATGTTTTTGCTGACAACAAAGACCTTCGGGCTATGAGAAGGATGATGGAAAAAGAGGAAAAGGTTTATTACCAAGGAAACAAGAAGATTGTCAAAAGGGGTAACTTTACAACGATATGTCATTTGAATTAGAAATAATAACGCCACGTGGCTCTGAGCGGCCATCTCCTGTCACTCCAAAGGGCGTGTTTAGCCTAAACCTGAGACGTGAAGAATATAGGTTCAGGGAGGAGCTTGAGGGCGCTATGACCTTCTATGGGGATGATTTTTATCTTATCACACAGCGACCTGAGGGGACATTTTTCAAGATATGGTGCGACTTTAAGGGCAAGAAGTGGCGTGGTCATTTCACCCTTATGGACTGCGACGTAAATTATTCTAAAAGCTATTTAGAGGTAACGCCCACACCCGATGACGACTACAGGGAGTTCTTGCCTTACATGGGTGTAGATATGAACATCCTTCAAGACAAGGAACTGCCCTTTGGGGTTATGGAAGATATACATA